CCCAGGAGCCGTCAAGGTTGAGGGAGTTGATGCTCAAGCCGCTCTCATAGAGAAAAGCGTGCGTGATCTCATGGCGCATACACTTGCGCTTGTAGGCCTCCAGATCAGCCATGGTCATGGGCTCCTTGCGTTCTGCTGCTGTGTAGTCTTTCACCACAATGGTCTTGGTGGAAAAATCACAGTAGCCGTCACAGTGCGCCAGGTTGGTGTCTTTGGCCTTTTTGCGATATTCAAGGGTGTAGGGTACACCCAACACGGAAATCCTCATCAGCGCCACCTCACTTGAAACTGAACAGGGCCGGGGCAAAGACTTTGTGCACGAAGTAGCGCACATCATCCATGCTGTGGTCATTTTCTTTGATGGGGCGGTCCATGGTGGCCTTTTCATCCCATCGGTACATGCCAAACTCCCGGATGCAGTCAGTGCAGTTGGAGCAGATGAAAATATCACCGCTCTGGAGCCGTGTGGCTACATTGCGGATGCCGTCAATGACAGCGTTGGAGGCTTTCTCCACCCTATACCGTCCGTGGCGGCGGATGACCTCAATAAAAGATGCCGCTGAGGGGTCAACGATGACCGCAGTGATGTGCAGATCACCGGCCAGCTTTTCCAGCTCAGTGTAGTGCTCCTCATCGGTGCGCTGCCGCCCCTCTTTGCGGCTGTCAAAGTAATACTCCCGCATCCTGTACCACCGGCCATTGGCCCGGCCCCACAGCCCAATGCTGGTGGGGTTGATGGTGCCATAGTCACAGGAGATGTAATAGCGATCATAGGGCCGGGGCTCTTGCGGCACCACATGATAGTCTTTGTTGAACATGGTGTAAATCAGCCCCTCCGCTACCACCCACAGGCCACGGATAAAGCGGTCATAAAACACGCCGGAGTAAAGGCTCTCATACCTTGCCTTGACGGCTTGGGAGAGGCTGAGGTTGTCATCCATGGTGAAATGGAGGTGCAGCATGTTACGCTTTTTTGCCTCCAAAATCCATGTGATGTAAAACCAGTGGCTTGGGCCCTCCGGGTTGCAGTTAAACCACAACTTGGAGCCCTCCACAGAGCAACGGGCACAGGCCTGCTCCACAAAGGAGCGGGGCATCAAGGCCACCTCATCCAGCAGGATGCCCGCCAGAGTGATGCCCTGGATAAGTGAGGCGCTGCTCTCATCTTTGCCGCCGAAAAGGTAAAAGTTGTTGCTTTTCCCGGCGGCCTTGACTGTGATCTTGTTCTCAGAGCGGTGCTCCTTAAACGAAAACACCCCACCCAGCCAGGTGGGGAGGTTAGAGGTCACATTGCGGCGCAAGCTCTCAATGGTCTTGCCGCAGATTGCGAAGTTTTGACCCTCAAAGTTGGCCATGGCCCACATGATAAAGCCCACGGTCATGGCCACAGTCTTGCCGGAACGGATGGAGCCGTCACAGATGATGCCGTCATAGCCCCTAAAGCCCGGCCTATTCCACCAGGTCATTGCCAGATTTTGCCGGGGGCTCAATCTCTGGTATCTCACTTGTGTCCAGCTCCTCTCTGGTGCTCTGGTCGATGACCTCAAAGATGTTGTTTTCCTCTGGGTCAGCAGTTGCACCGTGATTTTCAAACATGCCAAGGTGCTTGCCAAGCATCTCCAAGGCTCTGAGCTTGTCATACTGCTTGACCTCAGTGCCATATTGGCCCTCTTTGATGCAAGCAATGGCCTTTTTCTGCTCTGTGCTCAATTCGCTTGTGGGTACAATTCGCACAAGTCCGTTGCGGTTGACTGTGGCATAATCAGCACCGTTGGCAAAGGCGATGGCGGCCAGCTCTGCAAGCACCATGTCCTGTGTGATCTCCACCCGTTTTTGGCGCTTTTTGATGGCCTCCTGGATAGCAGCAGAAACACAAGTTTTCCCAAGTAATTCTGGGCCAATGCGGTCCGCCGTTTTTTCACTATATCCGGCACGCTTGGCGGCTGCTGTGGCATTGAGGTCCACAAGGTACTCCTGCACAAAACGCTTTTGCTTTTCAGTTAATTTGGCCACACTCACCACCCCATAACATAGTAAAAGCCGCCCCCAAAGGGCAGCTTTGCAGAAATCTTGATAAAAAACAGCGGCAAGGGTCTGGTTTTTGATCTCTCCATCACCTTGCCGCCGTCAACCAAGGAGGTGTTGCTCATCTTGAGGCATACACCCGCAATATCAATTTTACCATGTATGTTGCAACCGTTGCAACATTTGTAACAGCTTATTGCTGTTTCAAATATCTGTAACACAGCATCCGCACATTGCCCTCATTATTGCCGCCGCCAATATGTGCAGCCACTTGGTCCCAGGTCAAGCCATTCACAAAACGGTATGTGAATATCTGCCGGAGGAGGCTGTCATCAATGTCCATTATGTAACGCTCCAAACGGTTGCGCTCATAGGTGCATTGCTGGATTTTGGCCTCAATGATGCCTTTGAGGTCTGCGATCTCAGCGGCATAGCGTCCCACTTTGTCAGCTACTCCGGGACTGCGGGGCATGCCGGTGAGGTTGGGAGAGATGGAAACGGCCTCAGCCTCAAGCTCATGGAGCCGCCTTTTGTCCATTTCAATCTCCCGGTTGAGATAGTATAGCTGGGACAATTCTTTTAGGGTCACTGGCCATCCTCCTCTCCACGCCAAACGGGCTTGCAGTTACCGGCTCCAAAGGCACACTTGACAGTGCACACCTTGCAGGGGTCACCTCCTGCCATCACAAAGTGCAGATCAGCAATGGCCTGTTGGAGCTTGGCATTGTTCTCCTGGGCCACAGCTTTGGCACAGTCCACCTCCTGCTTGGCCTTGTCTGCGTAGGCATAAACCTCTGCAATCTTGGCCTCATACGCCTCAGCGTCCACGGACTGCTCACGCAGCCGGTCCATGATCTGCTTGTCAGCCTCATGCTGGATGGTCAGCCGGGCATTTTCCCGGATAAGTTCGTCAATGTAGATCTGGTCACCGTTCAACATGACCGTGGGTGTGTTGCTCATGCAATCTCCTCCTTGATTTTCTTAATTCTTGCTTTCAAAGCCCGCATGACAGCCTCATGGGTGTCCGCACGGTCCCGGATGGTTGCCATGACATCCTCATCCTGGCAGCCCTGCACAATGAGATAGTGGATGAAAACCTTGTCATAGGGTGAGCCCTGCCTCCACAGACGGCAGTTGCCCTGGTCATTCAGCTCAAAGGACCAGTTGAGGCCATACCACACAACATGGTGGCCACCGGCTTGGAGGTTGAGGCCATAGGCGCAGCTTGCAGGATGGACAAGCAGCACATCAACCTCTCCGGCGTTCCAAGCATCGGCATCCTGTGCGTTCTTATACACCCGCACACGCAGCTTGTCCTTGCGGCCTTTGTTGTACTTCTCCAGCCGCTCAATGATGCGGTCACGGTCATGCTGGTAGCCGTAAAAGGTCAAGGCTGGCTCACCATCCAAACGCTCCAGCAGCTCCATGTAGGCATCCAGCTTGCAGTCATGGACGGGGACCACCTGGCCCTCCGTGCCGTAGACAGCCCCGTTGCAATACTGCAACAGCTTGCCCACCAGGACACCGGCGGTGCTGGCGGTCACCACATCCTCATCCAGCTCCAGCAGCAGGTCACGCTCAAACTGCTTGTAGTCCCGCAGGGCCTTGGGGTCAAGGGCCACAGGTATCTCATGCTGGATGTTTTCCGGCAGTTGGAGGTAGTCCTCAGCTTTCATGGATATGCAGATGTCAGCGATGGCCGCCAGCACGGCGCTCTCTGCACCGTCTTTGGCCTTATAGCTGAAAATCTGGGTGCGGCTGCGTTGATCTGGGTCAAAGTATCGCTCACGGTAGGCCCCCAGAGTTTGCCCCAGACGCTCTCCGCCGTCCAGGAGGTACACCTGCGCCCACAGGTCAATCAAGCCCTTGGAGGACGGTGTGCCGGTCAGCAGGACCATCTTTTTGATAAAGCGTCGCACCCGTTTCATAGCCTTAAAGCGTTTGCTGTTGCCGTTCTTGAAACTGGTGCTTTCATCAAGCACCACCATGTCAAAGGGCCATGCTTGCTTGTAGTAATCCACCAACCACTCCACATTTTCCCGGTTGATGACATACACATCCGCCGGTGTATTGAGTGCCCGGATGCGCTTTGTGGCGCTGCCCAGCACAGTGGAGATGCGGAGGTGTTGCAGGTGGTCCCACTTGGCTGCCTCCTTGGCCCAGGTGGCCTCTGCCACCGTTTTGGGTGCCACCACCAGGACCTTGGCCACCTGCCAGCGGAAGTATTTGAGAATATTGACCGCCGTGAGAGTGATGACCGTTTTGCCCAGGCCAGGACGGAGAAACAGGCCAATGGCAGGGTCCTCAACTACACGCTGGATGCAATACGCTTGGTAATTATGCGGGGTGTACTGCATTAGCAAATACCTCCCTCAAAAACTCTTTCACGGCATCCATCCCATAAAGTACACGGACATCCGCCCCTCTTTTCTCCATCTCGCTCCTTTGCCATTTCTGCACCTTGGCCAACCTCCCAATCTCTGTCTTTAGCTCAACATAGATTGTTTTGCCGTTGGGGGTTATGATGATGCGATCTGGAACACCGGGGCTGCCGGGTGACACAAATTTATAGCAAAGGCCACCGTGCTCTTTTACTTTTTTGACCAGGTAGCTCTCTATATAGCTTTCTTTCATTTTGGGCCTCCAATCTTTGGGTGGAACATCTGGAACATTGCGCGCGTATGTATGCCCGTACATAGGATTTATAGAATTTTTTACCTCTATAAATCCTATGTTTTCTATTTAATAGAAAATAAATGTTCCAATGTTCCACCTATCGAAAAATGCTTGTGTTTCAAGGGTTTTTGCCGGAACATTGCCCGGAACATTCGGCGGTGCAGATGTTCCAATGTCCCGGAACATTCAAAAGCCATTTTCAAATGTTCCGGGGCAATGTTCCGCTAAATGTTCCGGCGTTTCTTTGTAAATCCCCGCTGCTTGCCGCAGTAGCCAAAACGCACGGAGCCGGTGGTCTTTTCCCAGTCCGCACAAGCCTCAATGATGGCGTTGATCTCCGCCGTGTCACTGTATCGGGCATCCCGCTGCTTGCCGTCAAAGGCCTCACACCAGACCTCCAGGGCACACACACGGTCACGGTCAACCAGCTTGATGTCACCCTGCACGCCGCCGCTCCAGAACATCTTGCGGCGGTCAAGGGGCCAGCTCTGCCAGTCCTCCGGCACCTGCTTGCTGAGGAAATCCAGCACGATGCCCTCACGGGTGCTTACCTCACGGTGCTCCTCCTGCTTGGCTTTGGCTTGCTCCTCCAGGTCACCCTTGAGGAAAAGGGGCTCACCAGTCTGCCAACGGACCACGGCCTCTGCCCACAACTGGTCAATCTCTCCGGGCAGATCAGCCCACACACTTTTTGTGATGGGGCGCTCCCC